TGGCAGTAATAGCAATGCTATTGTTATCCTGCAAGAAAGAAGAAGAACAATGTAACTGTGGTACTATTGCTAATGACGGTATAGATAATGGATGCTACTGGTTAGAGATCCGCAATGACTGTTCAGGTAATAAGAAGAAGTTCTGTTTTGATGAAGATGTATGGATGAATAACCATCCCGGTGATCATTTCTGTGTATCTAATGTAGAACCTTGGTAATTATGAAAAAGACAGCAGTAGAATGGTTAAAAGAACAAATAGAATGTTTTGGGAATAAACATGAGTTACAAATGTCTTGGGCTACGTTAGATGAATTACTTGAACAAGCCAAAGAAATGGAGAAGGAGCAGATAGTAAATGCTTTTAATAATGGCGAAAATAAATCAGCAGAATTATATTACAACGAAACATACGGAGGTCAAGATGAATGAACTAATTAAAGAAGCTGCTGAAAGATTATATCCAGGAATAGATAGACAAGTAGACAGAATGTTATTCATAGCAGGTGCTAAATCTGATGCAGCAAGAGATTATTGGTTTAAAATATTTAAAGAACAATTTAAAAATGAATGAGATTACCGTGTTTGTAGAACGTCTTAAGAAGATAGGTATACAAATAGAACTTGCTAGTAATGTTCCTTGGATATATCTAGATAAAGTTAACGGTGTCCGGATTAAACCTGAAGACTGGTATAATGCTAATCATGGTTATTGTATAGCATACCACGGAGTAAAACTAGGTGAAGGACCCCATCTTAACTGGCATAGTATGGATGTTACCTTTAAACTAATCAGAAAGTATAAAAACTTAAATGATCATCTATGACACCAAAAGAAAAAGCTGATGAATTGTATTGTAAATATGATTCATTATTTAAAGCACCTTTTAAAAAGCATCAAGATTTAAAACAATGTGCATTGATAGCAGTTGATGAAATCATTGAAGAAGTTGTTGAAAGTGCAGACAATGAGTTAAAATTTATGCGAGTTATTTACTGGGAAAAAGTAAAACAAGAAATTGAAAAGCTATGAAACCTGGTACTAGAGTAGTATGTGTAGATGATTCTATGAGACCTGAAGTTGCTGAATGGCAACCTAAGTATTGTCCTAACTGGGTAAAACTAGATGCTAAGTACACTATTCGTGAGTTTGATGACAATGATGGTATTGTAGACGGTGTATTACTTGAAGAAGTAAGAAACCCTATGGTTTATCTTACCAAATGGAATAGGTTTATAGAACCTAGGTTTGCTGCATGGAGATTCCGGGAGATGGAAGAGTCAGAATCCACAGAAGAAACTGTAGTATCAGAAGAAATAGAACTTGTTCTATAACACATTAGTTTATATATTTGTAACAAAACCAATAATTATGTTCAAAGAACTTCGCGGTAAACGCATTTTAGTAGAAAGACCTGAAAGACCAAAGTCTTTAATTGAATTAACTCCTGAAGCTGAAGAAGCAGCAGCAAGAGAATTTGTAAAAACATTAAACAAGTTACCCGTTGCAGCAGTAGGTACTGATGTCACAGCTATTAAAGTTGGTGATTTAGTATACACTGGTATGGGTATTACCAACTGTGAAGTACTAGAGATAGAAGGTAAACTTTATTTCGTAGTACCTGAACAGATGGTAATTATTGTTTGGTAATAATCCGCAATACAGATAGACTGTTAGGTAGCTCTTAACATCCCTAGTTGAGGAATACTCTCCGTAAGGACGTCTAACCGGAGTGACGTATAGACTGGGTTCTGTATTGCAAAATTACTATTAGTAAACTTTAGTACCCATACCGCGAACGACGGGCTAAGTAAGATACAATTTCGTACTGCGGGAAGTAGAATGCTAAAGAACTAATAGTATATAGTTAGGTCAAGTTGAGTCCTGTCCTGACGGCAAATAATTAAACATGAAGATTAAGTATTCAACAAGACTTGTAATTATATTCTCTAAGGTTGTTATTAAAATACCTGTGTGTAAAAAAGGTTTCTTGCAGGGATATAATGAACAGAAAATATGGAATAAGTACAAAGATGTTGTTCCTTTAGCTGAGTTAAAATGGATGTTTCTAGGAATAGTTTGTCAAAAGAGATACAATACTATTACTGAGATACCTCAAACAACAGTTCATAATATCAAAGGTATAATATCTGAGTTCAACTTTGAGAATTGTGATTTCCACAATCCAGAAAACTGGGGAATACATAATGGTCAGTATGTATTATTAGATTACGGAAATAATCCGTACATAGCAAGTTTATATTAGAATCAAATATGAGTACAGAAAAACTAATCAAGCATGCTTCTTTACAAAGCATGGAGATTAAACCTTCTGGACGTAGTACTGATTATATTACCCCGAGTTTTGCATTTGGGTGTGGATATAACTGTAGTTACTGTTATTGTAAGAGACACGTAACAGAAGGTGTAGTATTTTATAAAAATGTAAATGACATTCTCACAGCTATAGACCATCATGCATGGTTTGCTACTGATGAGAAACCTAATCAAACAGATAGTACGTTTATTACGTATGATATTGGTTGTAATGTAGATATAGGACTGCATGCTAGACAGTTACCTTTAGTAGAAATCTTTGACTTCTTTAAGAAACATGACCGTGCTAAAGCATCTTTTGCTACTAAACATCTGATGCCTGATCTATTCAACAAACAACTAGGTTTACTTAATGATAAAGTTAGACTTCGTGTTAGTTTGATGCCCCAGAAGTATGCTGATGTACTAGAACCTAATACTCCTAGTATAATAGAAAGACTTAATCAGATTACTATGTTACTTATAGATGGTTACGAAGTACATCTAAACTTCAGTCCTGTTATAGTAACTGATGGTTGGTTAGAAGAATACCGGGATTTGTTTATGTTAATAGATGAGATAATTTCTCCAGCTGCAAAAAAACAGATGAAGTGTGAGGTTATCTTTCTTACACATAATGAGAAGAAGCATCTATTTAATGTAGAGAATAATCTTCCCGGTGAGGACCTGCTATGGGTTCCTGAGTTACAAGAAACTAAGATATCACAGTATGGTGGTGAGAATATCCGGTATAAACGTGAACTAAAAGCACAGTATATACATGAGTTCAAGTCACTACACAGTGTATTAATTCCTTGGTGTACAATACGTTATATATTTTAAAATTAAAAACTATGGCTGATATAAGTAAATGTAAAGGGACTAATTGTCCTGTAGCAACAAAGTGTTATAGATACACTGCTAAAGATGGTATGATGCAATCATACTTTTTAGATGTACCTGGTAAAACAGAAGATGGTAAATTCACCTGTGAGTATTTCTGGGGTGAGAAAATTAATGGTGTATGGCAAGAACTAAAAGACATATTAAACGAAAAAGAAAAATGAGAAACTATTATGTAATTGATTCTCTACAACAAGATGTAGAGTATATTATCACAGAAGCTGATACAGACAACGGAACATTATACCAACTATGGAGAAGTATGGGTTCTACATGGTCTGAAGATGCTAAAGGTGAACTACTAGTCAGTATTGAGAACGACGGTAACGGATATAAGTTTAAGTTCAAACCTCGTGAAAAGAAACGTATAGACTATGATGAGATTGAATGGTTATATCTTTTAATCAATCATGTACGTAAGGAAGATCCATCAATGACTGTTTATAATGTTTGTCAATATGCATGATGAAAATACACTACTAATCAGCCGTAGGTCTGATTTAGATAAAATACTAGATGCCCATAATGCTATTACTAGAATTAAAGGTAAGGAGTATGCCCCAACAGCTGCTGAAATTCAAGAGTGGCTTGATAAAAACAATAAAAGTACTATGGAACAATACTCACGTACGGCTATATTTGATAAGTTAAAAAACTATTGTCATCTATCTGAAGATCATGACTACATTGAAATATGCGAGTGGCATAATGGAGAAGGGTTTGATGTTGAAATAGATGGTAACCCTGGTGCTAAATTTCAGTTAACATGGGGTCAGTTAGATGCTCTTAATACATTGATAAAAAAACTAAATAAAAATGATGGTGAAGACTAACATTAAAACTCTTAAGTTATGAAAATTGTAGACTCTATGTGGTTTGATAAGATTGGTATTGTAAAAATAGACAATGGTTATGAAACCAAATGGTACATCGGTGTAGGACAAGGACATAATAAAGAATTAGACGAGAAGAGAATAATGCATATGGGAAATCCCGTAATACCTAAAACTCTAGAAAGATTCTTTACTCCTGTAAAAGTCCAAGAAAAACTAGATGAGTTAGAAGCCTTAAAACAAGAACATCTTAGAATATTAGAAGAACGTAATAAAAATAATCAACAGACATGATACTAGCATTTGTTTTAGTTACTTTAGCTCTTAGTATAGTAATACTATGGTTGTGTGTAAAAGTTGTAATGAAGTCTGCAGAAATTGACATGGTTAAAGAGCATGTCTGTTATGATAAGAAAGATTTACAGAATGCATGGAACGGTGGCTATGTAGAAGGTGTTAATAGTGAATTCGGACATGAAACAAAAAACTTTCATGAATGGTATCAAATGCATAAATTTACAAAGAAGTATGGAAAATAACGGATTCTCATTTAGCGCAGTAGTATTTATTGTACTACTAACTTTAAAATTATCAGCTGTAATAGACTGGTCATGGTGGTTAATAACATTACCCTTGTGGTGGATATTTCCTTTCATAATCATTGTTATTATATTTGCCCTGATACTATTATTATTTGAAAAACTTGGAGATACAATAAGAGAAGAAGACTAATATGACTGATGAAGAAAAACTAAGAGTAGTGCATCTAATGATGCATCTAGAAGTATGCATACATGCGTGTGATAATACCGAAAGTATTAAATGGTTTAACAGACACAAGACTAAGATGACTATGAAGAGTTTCATAGATACTGTTCTTAAAGAACACGGTCATTTGTTTAAAGCATTCTGGGATACTCCTGGTTTAGATATGACTGATTTTGTCAGAACTATTAGTGAATTTGGTAATGAGGTAAGTACTATTCCTTTGATGGACTTACCTGAGATAACAGCAATAATCAAAGAATATAAACAAAATAAATACAGTAAAAAATGATTACACCAGTTTTGGTAGTTGCAACTATCTGTGCAACAGGAGCAGCCTTTTTATTCAGAGCAAAGTATAATAAGTCTAAAGAAGAATTTGATGACTTAGAAACTACTTACAGTAGAATAGTAAATAAATATGCAGATAGTTTAGTAGAGAACCATAGTTTAAAAGCAGAGTTAGCTAAACTTAAGAGAAAACCAAGAAAAGATAAAGGTCAACCTAGAGATACATATAATGGCAAACCTGTTACCCGTAAGCGTAAAGTTCAAGAAGGAAAATAAGGAACTAATTGTTGCTGATAAGATTAGTCAAGTTAAGTTAGACATGTTTGTTAAACAACTTGAAGAAGGTCAGAAACTAGTAGTTACTTATGAAGTTGTAAATGATGATGCATCTTATGCACAGTTAAGTAAACTGCATAAGTGTATTAGGGAGTTAGCAGAATACTCTGGGATGTCTATGGATGACATGAAACTATATGTAAAGAATGAAACTGGCCTTGTTAAAGGTGACAGTGCTGTATCTTTTGCAGATTGTAGTAAGGAAGAATTAAGCAGTGCTATACAGACCTGCATAAACATTGGTGATAAGATAGGATTCCCTCTTTATTGAGGGGTCTTATCATCACCTAGTTTATCTAGATCAACAGTTACTTTTTCTACATGACCTTGTTCTTTTGCAGCCTCTTCAAGGAGTAGCATTAGGGATAAGAATGTACGGAAATGATACGTATGCTGATCTTTATCATCCTTCCCCTGTTGTATATTTGTAAGAATTTCTTTCAGATGATCCTTGTCTCTTAAAGGAAAGAACTCAAAAAGAAACTGATTAATACGGTAGTAAAAGTCAACAGGGATATTAGCATTGATAACTACTCCCTTCTTCATGATTTCAACTTCCTTAGTATTTGGTTTAGATTCAGACATGTAAATTAATTTTATACAAACTTATGTTAGAAACAGTAAACTTACAAGAAGTAAAGGATAAACTTTACGAAAAAATGAAAGCCTCTGGATGGGGTCAGTATCTTAGAACATTCATGACAAGTTCTGATATGGAAAAGATATTAGAAAGATTATTACATGAGGCAAAGGATAACAAAAGATTTACTCCTACTATTAAAGATATCTTTAGAGCATTCCATGAATGTCCTTTTGATAAAGTTAATGTAGTATTTATTGGACAAGATCCTTATCCTCAGATGGGTGTTGCAGATGGTTTAGCATTTAGTTGTAGTTACCGTAAAAAGGTTGAACTTTCTTTAAAGTACATGAATGATTCTATTAAAGAAACATATGATCCTAATTATGATACAGATAAGAATGATCTATTACCATGGACAAAACAAGGTGTATTACTATTAAATAGTGCATTTACTACAACCATTGGTAAACCGGGGACACATCAGTTATTATGGCGTCCGTTTCTGGTTTCAGTTATAGATGCACTAATCTGGAATAATCCTAATCTTATATATGTATTTATTGGTAAACAAGCACAGCAGTATGCTGATCTTATACCAGACAGTAACTACAAGATTATGGTATCACATCCGGCTAGTGTTGCATACAGTAGTTTGGCTAAATGGGATTGTGAAAACTTATGGAGTAGAGTAAACGAGTATTTAGAAAAACAAAATAAACCAAAGATCATATGGTAAATATAGACACAAGAAACGTAAGAGTTACTACTAGACTTACTAAGTATGGTGAAGTAGAATTCAAAGTAGTTACAACTAAAGGTACTTTTACTAACAAGTGTTTACATGATGCATTATCCGAAGCCGGTATCAAGATGACAGGTATCGGTGGCATACTTGCAGCATACGAAAGTAAGTTAGACTTAAAAAGAGATTTTAAAATATCAAGAAATGAATTCAGAAGTACAAATAAAGGTGCAGGAGGCATTAGATAATGCAGTACTGATACTAAATCAACAACTAAATGGTGCGTTAAGAACATTTGCTAAAAATGTTGGTGTTGCAATAGAACAAAGTGAGATCATAAAAAAGGTAACATACCATGATGTATTCATTGACTTTAGAGTTTCACTAGAAGACCTTGTTGATGTTGCTCTTGAGATTAATCCTAAATCAATTAATCTTCATAAGAATAATAAAGATAAGGGTAAAGCAACTGTTAGACAAGTACTTGCATACATTGCAGGTAAGATGGGTTATACTGATGAAGCAATTGCATCACGTGTCGGTTCTTCTCGTAGCACAATTACTCTTGCACGCAAACGTGTAGAAGAAGCATTGTTATTCAACGAGGTTCCTATGCGTAAGTTATATAACACGTTCTTGGAGAAACTAAGAAAACATCCTAACTCTGAAATACTGGATTATGTTATTAATACTTAAATTAGCAGAAACATATGGACATGCTACAACTTTTTCAGTACATAGAAGACAACGGGTTAACACCTAATCAGTATTACTTATTATGGTCTATTAAACATAAGAGAGCACCTAAGCATATTAATAACATGCTTGAGAAACGTCAACTTATTACAGCAGAACTAATAGACAGTTCATTTAGTATTACTGATAAAGGTAACGAGTTACTAAGTCTAATAGATACTCAGGTTATACCAGGTAAAGTGGTCATTAAATCATTTGATGTTGACCAATATCTAAATCTTTTTCCTAAGATTAAACTACCGTCAGGTAAACATGCTAGGATTAATAAGAAGGTAATAACAGAAGCATTTAATTGGTTCTTTAAGAACTATGACTATGAATGGTCTATAGTTTTACAGGCAACTGGTGCATATGTAGATGAATATGAAAGCAAGAATTACTTGTACATGCGTAACTCTCAGTACTTTATACGTAAACAAAACTCAGACAAAACGTGGGATTCTGAGTTAGCAAACTATTGTGACATGATTATCAATGGTTTAGATAATATATCCCCTCATTTTTCAGAAACAGTAGTATGATGACATATATAAAACGATTATTATTGTCGTGTGTCTTATCTATATTTTGCTGGTTAGTAATTAATAATTTAATTGTAGAGGTATCTTTTCTACGGTATTTATTTATAGAAATTCTCTTGCTTTTAAGCTTTAGTTTTTATAAATTTGCCATAGCTAGAACCAACTATCTCCCTAACATTAATGAATAAACAGCATCTTTGGAAAGATCAAAGACAGGGGTTTTCTGACTCCTTAAAGTACCTACAAGGTAGAATGCGTGGGGAAATTAGGAGTATAAAAACTCCATGGAACAAGTTTAATGATGCTACAACTGATGGTCTGGAATGGCACTCCATGACCGTCATAGGCGGCCGACCTGGTAGTGGTAAAACTCTAATTAAAGACCAAATAGTTAGAGAGGCGTTTAACCTAAACCCTAATGAAAAATTTAGGGTATTAGAATTCCAGTTTGAGATGTTAGCAAGAACATCTGCTATACGTGAATACTCTAGTGTACTTGGCAAATCATACAAGTATTTATGTAGTGCTGATGGTCAGTTAACTCCGGAAGACTTTAACATATGTCTTGCGCATGCACGGGAACGTGTAAAATATGCAATAGATATTGTTGAAGAACCCCTAACTGTAGGGGAATTCAAAGAGGTGGTCATAGATTATATGAACACACATGCAGTAAAAAATGAAGATGGGTCAGTAGCATTTACTAATACTATAGTTACCCTGGATCACTCTCTTCTGTTAAAGAAGTCTTCATTTGAAAAAGACAAGTTTGATACCTTGTATAATCTGGGTGAGGCTATTACAGAACTTAAACGTAAGTTTCCTATAGCATTCATTATCCTTACCCAGTTAAACCGGGGTATTGATAACCCAGAAAGAAACGAGGATGGTAAGTATGGAAACTATGTTCTTGAATCAGATATATTTGGTTCAGATGCATTACTTCAGCATGCTGATACTCTTATTGGTATCAACCGACCAGCAAAACAAAAGATAAGATTCTATGGTCCTGACAGATTTATAATAGAGGACGACAAGGTGCTGGTGTTGCATTTCTTAAAATGCCGTAATGGTGACAACCGTATGAGTTTTTTCAAAGCACAGTTTGAAAGGATGCGCATAGCAGAAATGTCTACTCCTCCTCAGCAAGAAAAAAGAACAAAAATTTAAAAAAGTATGAGCATTAAAAAAGATTATGCCATTGGAGAAGAAAAGAAAATGAAGGTTGCGGCCTTAAGGGAAAAACATCAACCAGTATTTGATGCACTAAATGTATCAGATGCCATATTCCATCCTAAGTTAGCATATAGACCATCTGATAAAGATGAGTATTATATGGCATTTTTTCCTAGTGAATTTAGAAAATGTGAGGATATTTATACTGAGTTTGTCAGTGCTAAATGTGACTCAGAAGATGAGACTAGGACATTATGGAAATGGAGATTCAACCCACATTGGGAAGAAGAATATGAGTACATTGATGCAGCCCCTGCAAGGTATTTAGTTCCTGTTAGTGAATTAGTTAAGGTAAATTCTCCTGTAACTCAGAAGATATCACATCAACTAAGCATTGATGATATGATGGTTACTAATGAGGATGGTCCTATAACTGACCTAACTATCCGTGACTTAATAGCAATTTTACACAGAACTCCCGTAAGCAACAAAACCTGGTTAAACAATTTAATAAAATAACATGGAGATTATACTACCTACTAAGAAAGTTCCCGCGGAAAGTTCTAGTCCTAAAAACTTAATCATCTTTGCTAAACCAAAAACTGGTAAGACAAGTTTGTTAGCACAACTAGATAATTGCTTGATACTAGATCTTGAGAAAGGTTCTAAGTATCTAGATGCAATGAAGGTTGAGGCTAATAGTATTGATGAGATAAAGCAAATAGGTAAGGCAATAAAAGAATCAGAACATAAGTATGATTATGTTGCCATTGACACCATTACTGCATTAGAAGAAATGTGTGTACCTTATGCTGAAGAGTTATATATGAAGACTCCTATGGGTAAGAACTGGCTTATAGATGGTAAACCTAAATACGGTGGATTACTTAATCTTCCTAATGGTGCAGGTTATCCATACTTAAGAGAAGCATTTACTAAAGTTGTCAGTTTCATACAGACTTGGGCACCGAGAACTATATTAGTAGGTCACGTAAAAGATACTATTCTTGACAAGAATGGGTCTGAATTTAGTGCATTAGATTTAGATTTGACAGGTAAATTAAAACGTATTACTGCGTCAAACTCTGACTCTATTGGCTATCTTTACCGCAAAGGTAAAAAGAATATTATAAGTTTTAAGACATCAGATGAAGTAGCATGTGGCGCTAGACCATCTCACCTTAGTAATAAGGAGATTGTGTTATCTGAAATGGATGAAGACGGTAATATTACAACACACTGGAATAAAATATACATAGATTAAAATTAGAAAAAAATGATTAGTAGTAAAGATTTAGGTTCAAATGATGGACCATCAGTATCCAAGACATTAAGTCCTGGTCAACACGTATGCAAGATTAACAAGATTACTCTTGATGTACCAACCTTTAACAAAGATGCATTGAATTTAGTATTACATGTAGAATCAGAACCAATGGGTGATGACTTTGAAGGTTTCTTTATTGATAAAGATAACCCAGAGAAGGGTCGCTATGAGGGTCAGGTTGGTCGTGTTAAAACTTCCGAGTATGCATACTCTGATGGTGTAACTAAAAGTGGTATTAAGGTATCTCGTGATAATGATATTGTCCGTGTTATCAAAACCATCTGTTCAGTTACAAAATCATTGAGCTGGTTAGAAGCAAATGATAACAAGCATGAAACTATTCATGAATATGTAGAGGCATTTGCTAGTGATGCTCCTTTCAAAGATAAGTTCATTAAACTATGTATTGGTGGCAAAGAATATCTTAACAAAGAAGGATACATAAACCATGACTTGCATTTGGTTCGTACACAAAGAGGCACATTTAATATGGAGGCAGCTGATGTACATGAAGATCATAGCAAGTTAGTTAAATATGATCCAGATACTCACATCAAGAAGAAGAAGACTGATGTTGATTCATTTGGAGGAAACGTACCAACATCATCGTCAGTTAGTTCTGACTTTGATTTGTAAAGATTAACCAATAACCGATGTAATGGGGGGTGTAAAAAGCCCCCTTTTACTTTACTAAACATATGATAAATTCTAGTTCTACTATTGTTGATATTAAGGATATTCCTACTACATGGATATTTGAGTATTACGGAAATCTTTCAGAGAAACTTGTTGGACAGGATGTAAAAATAAAATCATTGTTTAATCCTGATGAAAGAACTCCTAGTTTCTGTATATATGTAGTAAGTAATTATTATAGATTTAAAGATTTCTCTTCAGGTAAACACGGTACAGCCGAACAGTTTGTTCAGCAGTTGTACGGTATATCATATGGAGATGCTGTAAATAAAATTATATCTGATTACTCTAGATATCTTAGTGGTGGTAAAATAACTACGGATATAGATTCATTTAAGAAGCAGGCAAAGTATAGAATCACGGGATTTACTAAAAGGTCATGGACTATATATGATGCAGACTATTGGACTAAGTACAATATAAGTTCTGCCATTCTGAATTATTATAATGTTATACCTGTAAGTAAAGTTGTAATGGAGAAAGAGGAAGATAATCTGGAGAGTAGACTGGATATGACATTACACATGTCTTATCTATACACTAGAGCAGATGGTACACCTTATCAGTTATACAGTCCTCTATCTACAACTAAAAAGTTTTTGAAGGTAAAGAATTATATACAGGGTACAGATCAGTTAAAGTTTGAGAAACCGAATCTTATTATAACAAGTTCATTAAAAGACATGATGTGCTTGTCTACTTTTGGATTTAACGCAGAGTATGTTGCTCCTACTAGTGAGACAGCAGTCTTACCTACCGGGGTTATGTCAATGTACAAAGCCAAGTATGAAAATATAATTACTCTATTTGATAATGATGATGCCGGTAAAGCAGCTGCATTAAAATATAAAGTTCTATATGACGTACCGTCTGTTATATTACCATTAAGTAAGGATCCATCAGATTCTGTAAAAGATTTTGGTCTGGAAAAAACAAGAGAGGTATTATATCCTCTACTAAAAGAAGCAATAAACAAATGAGTTGGATCTACAAGAATCAGGTATTTACACCTGATATGATTCCTGAAGGTGCTGTAGGTTTTGTATATGAAATGACAGCTATCATAGATGGAAAGTCTTATGCGTATATTGGTAAGAAGAACTTTCATAGAGTTACTAAGAAGAAACTTACCAAGAAGAATACTCCGGCAGACAGACGTAAAAAGAATTATGAACGTGTTGCTAAACTTGCATATGAGGATTACTTTAGTAGTAATGCTACGTTAAAAGAAGCACACAAGGATAAGGTTCCTATCAAGAGGAATATCCTGCAGATATGTTACTCTAAGACAGAGTTAACTTATATGGAAACAAAGTATCAATTTGTCAAGGGTGTACTAGAATCAGACTTGTATCTGAATGGTAATATCCTAGGACGTTTTTATAAACTTAAAAAATAAAATCATGAGTGTATTTGATGATGAATTAGAAAGAGTAGCATTTATATCTTCTCTTAAAAACCTGGGTATAACCGAACTTGTTGGTGAATATGATGGTAGTGGAGATAGTGGTTCAATAGAAAGTATATACTGTGAAGATAAAGATGGCAATACTATAAGTATAGATAGTGAGATTGAATCTAAGGTAGAAGAAATGCTTTATAATGTTCTTAGTGATGACTACCAGTATGATTGGTATAACAATGATGGTGGTTATGGTACAGTAAGAATAAATATTGAAGATAAGACCTGGAATGTAGATGGTGCTATAAGAACTATACAAGAGGCTTGCTCATCAGGTGACTATGGCACATCCGAATGAACATGCTAAATCATCCGCTAGAAGGTGGGGTGGTGAACTATCAGATTACACACATATACATAACTGGTTTGATGAGACTAAATCATGGGTAGGTCACAGTGACCACCGAATGTTCCGTCATCACAGTGAAGGTATATTTGAAGCTGAAAAGATCTTTGGAGTAAGTTTTGTAAACTCAGCAGGTAAAACTGTATACACCAGATATGTAGGTGAACAACATGTAAAAGAAGATTGCAACGGTTATATACCAAGTGCAAAAGAATGGGTCAAAGCAGTTAGTGGTAATGAACACCCTCTGTGGAGAATTAAAACATTAAAAATAGAAGACTAATGACAAAGAACATTCAAGAAAGTATTATCCTATCAGATAGTACTTATGAAAGAGTATTAGGGATGCTAACAAGTCCTGATAAAGAAAGTGTATATATTGGTGTAAGTATTATAGAAGCAGTAGACTTGGAAGAAAACCTTCCGTATATCTTGTTGCTTGCAAAAGACTGTAGTAAAAGTAACTGTAATCATGATCCTTTTAAGAATGATGTAACAACTCCTGATGATCAGGATGTTATAAGACATAATTCCTTTAGTCCATCTATCATGAACTATGTAAATGATTGTGCTAATGATAAAGGACATCTTAACTTTAATAGTATGTATAATGTTATTAAGAAGAACACTAAGACTAGTCCCGCAGCAATGCAGTTTTTCCTAGATAAGTTTTCTGCGTCGTTACAAGAACATTTATTAACCTGGGGTTTTGACTTTGTAGAAGAGATGAACCTTAAATTAATTCCAAAATATGTTAAACAATCATGACAGTCTAGCAAGGACAAGTAAAGAACTTATGTTGAAAGAACCATTCTATGGTCTCCTTCTACTAAGTTTGAATAAGCAATGGGACAAACGTGTACCTACTGCTGGTGTAAGTAAGAATGGTGTTAACTTCCAACTTACTATTAACGAAGACTTCTGGAACTCTCTTAGTGATAATCACAAGAGAGGTCTTCTGAAGCATGAGTTATTGCATATAGGTTTCTTCCACATCCAGTGTCAAGATGAATTTCAAAATAAGAAAGTAGCAAACATTGCTATGGACATTGAGATTAATCAGTACATAGATGAAGATGATTTACCTGAAGGTGGTTGTACTCTAGAGTCATTTGCTGAATATAATCTACCACCTAAAGCAGGTTGTAGAGAGTATTACAAACTCTTGATGCAGGCAAAAGAACAAGAAGAACAATCTGGTTCTGGTGGAAAGATCTCTGATATGGCAGGTATGGATGACGGTGAACAACATGGTAGTGGTACTAATGTTCCAGATCATGGTACATGGAAAGACTTTGAAGATCTATCTGAAGCAGAGAAGAAATTACTTGAGTCTCAGACAGCACATATCTTAAAAGAAATTGCAGATTCTGTAGAGAAATCTAGGGGTATTATTCCCGGAGAGTTTAAAGGTATCTTAGAAAGACTACGTCATGTAGAACCACCTAAGTTTGACTGGCGTAGTTATGTCAGAAGATTTGCAGGTGGTGCTAAAGAAGTATTCACTAAGAAACTTAGACGTAAAGACAACAAGAGGTTTGAAGAGAACCCTGGTCTTAAGATTAAAAATAAGAGACACTTGTTGGTTGCTATAGATACTAGTGGTTCTGTAAGTGATAAAGAAGTTAAGGAGTTCCTTAACGAGATACATCACATACATAAAACTGGTAGTGAGGTAACTATCTTACAATGTGATACTACTATACGTAGCATTGAGAAGTACAAACCTAATGAAGATATTACTCTTCATGGTAGAGGTGGTACTGACTTTGATCCTGTGTTAGAGTATTACAATGAAAATCAAAGAAAGTATACGTGCTTATTCTATCTCACAGATGGTGAATGTAGCACTGATGTAAAACCAAAAGGTAAAATGTTGTGGGTAATATCTACCCGTGGTGAAATTAATAAGGGTCTTCCTGGACCACAGATAAAGTTAAATTAAAAAACTAAAAGAAAATGGCAAAGCAAGTTCAGTTAAACACAGATGAGTTAAAGCAATTCGTAACACACGTTGTAAATAATAATAAGTATCTACAAGAAAACGGGAAGATTCCTGTTGCTGTAAATATTGAGGGTGAAGCAGGTATTGGTAAGACAAGTACTATCTTACAGTATGCTAATGAGAACAACCTTCATTTTGTAAAATTATCCTTAAGTCAACTAGAAGAATTAGGTGACTTAGTAGGTTTTCCAGTCAAGGAATTTGAAGTAGCAAAGACTACAGAAGACGGCAAACGTATTGCTAAATGGATTCCTGAGAACATCATGCCATTGTATATTCAGCAGAAGTATGTTCCTACTGGTGAGAAACGTATGACACATGCACAACCAGAATGGATTCAAGGTAAGGGAGAAAACGGTCTCTTGATTCTTGATGACTATACTCGTGCTGATGCTAGATTCATGCAGGCTACTATGGAAATCATTGACCGTCAGGAATATGTATCATGGAAGTTACCTAAAGGTTGGACTGTTATCTTAACTAGTAATCCAGACAATGGTGACTATCAGGTAACATCTTTGGATGAGGCACAGAAGACTCGTTTCATCACAAGTTATTTGAAGTTTGATATGGACTGTTGGGCAAGATGGGCAGAGGAGAATGAGATAGATACTCGTTGTATTAACTTTATGTTGTTACATCCTGAGTTGACGGAGAAACGTGCCAATGCTCGTAGTTTTACTACATTCTTTAACTCTATCTCTAGTCTAGATAGTTTTGAAGAAAGCCTTCCTATTATTCAGATGATTGGTGAAGGTTCTGTAGGTGGTGAGTTTGCTACTATGTTTACTATGTTCATTAACAACAAGTTAGATAAGTTGGTAACTCCTAAAGATGTATTGACTAACAACAGTTGGGAGTACATCAAAGGACAACTTAAGTCTTGTATTGGTGAAGGTAACAGCTACCGTGCAGACATTGCTAGTTTGATGACTACACGTCTTATCAACTATGCAGTGCACTATAGTAATAACAACACAGTTACTCAGCCATTAATTGACCGTGTTACTAACTTGATTACTGATGATATCTTCAGCAATGACCTTAAGTATTATATCGTTAAGGGTATCCTTAATGGTAACAAACAGAAGTGGTCTAAGTTGATGTTGAACCCAGAGGTAATCAAAATGACCGTAAAATAATGCAAAACAACATTAGTAGTATTTTAGAAGACTCTACTTTACCAAGCAAACTAAAATTTGTAGAAGGATCCTTTAAATATGTTTACATGTTTTATCCTGATGCCTTTAGTAGTGCTATTGGTGTAACAGAGTTGTATAAGATCTCTATGGAAAGTAGGAATAAAATAGCATCACTCCTGAAAGGGAGTGGTGCTTATACTCCTGTTTCTGGAGATAAGATTTATTTATTACCAGACTCTAAGATACCTAGTTATAAAATCAAAGAGTATTGTAAAACATCTGGTATGACCGTTACTAGTAACATAGAAAAAGCTACTGTTATCCTAGGTACTGAACAGAATATTCTAGATGAATCATACTATGACATCAATAAGAATCAGTATCCCAATGGATGTATTGTAGGTGAACACTATTCTAGTCAGGTAGCATATAACCAAACCCTTGTAGATTTTATAAAGAATAAGAATACGTTTACTGTATTACCTACTACTGGTATAGATTATCATGACTGGTTAAAGCAAGATGATACTATTATAGTAACAAGAGCATTAGCATCTCACTACAGTAAATCTGCTTATACTGATAACATGGAAGATCCTACTACACAGTGGGCTCTTAATGCAGAGAGTCTTACTCTTGTATATAATATTCTATCTAAGAAAGTACCAGTAATATCACAAGAACATTTTATTGAGACTTGTGGTAATCAAGTAATACTAGATGATGATATGTATAATAGTTTAGATATGATGTTTAGTAGTCCTTCTAAAGAGGATCATCTAACAGCATCTAAGATTCTATTCAACTGTAATACTAAGAATTCTAAGTATCATGTATGGAGACTAGCTATGAACCATAGATACCGTATAGATACTTCTGAAAATAACAGACTTAAAGAAGCTAAACTATTTAAGACCTTAGTAGCCTGGGATGTTATACAAAGCATGGATGAAAGTGAAATAGTAACCTATCTTGCAAAAAATGGACAATTACTAGAAGAGACATATAATAAACTTATGTCTAGTATTCTAGCTTCTGAAAAAGATGATGCTGAGAGAAGATTGGATCTTACTCATGTAAACATCCAGGTAACCCCAAAGTATAATTACGAAGAATTCATTAAACCTTATGGTCAACAAAATTCAAATTAACATAGTAGAGTCACTGAATGTAAATTCAATGGGTCTTATTAAAAGTCTAAACTGTACTCAGAAAGAAGTAGTAAAGTTTTCAGATACTAACTGGAATAATATTAGATACTTTAAAGAGTTCTATAATGAGCATGTAAATAAAACTGTAGATTTAACTGGTGCTAAAACTATTTATATATCTCCTAAGTGTGAGGTATCTAGAGAGAAACTAAAGTCATTACTAGATTCTATTGGTGCCCGTGTTGTTAGAGATCCTGAGAAGGCAGACTTGATTTTTACAAACTCAAAATACTGTTATGAGTCAGCTGATACTCAAATATATAAAGTCTTTGATGAGTTTGATCATACTAACGGTGAACAAGCTTTTATGAGTCCTGATGATGCAAAGTTGTTTAAGAACTCTTTATTCAAAAGAGAAGATAACATAGACCTTAAACAATCTATAGAGTCTATTAATAAGAAGTATAAGTCGTCACGTAATAGTTGGACAAGTGCTAGTTTTGCAGACTTTAAGTTTGCAGGTACCTATATAAATATGGAATCTATTGAAGCAAACCTTATCTTAAATAATCTCTTTAATGATGGTGGTGTTAAGGTATATGATGAGGCAGCTCTATTAGATAAGATGGGTGAAGCAGTAATAGATAGAAATACTTTTGAAGCAATTCTGCAAATGTTTGAGAGTGCTGATACTAGTAACCATACTGTTGCTATGACTATTATGGCTAACTGTAACTATAAGAAGAGTGCTGTATATCTAGCACAGATCTGTAGACGATGTGGTCATAAAGTATGGGATCATCCTACTAGAAAAACTGTAGCATTCAAAGGTCTTATTAGTTTCTTAGGAACTAACATGAGATACCATTTCAGATTTGACTATGAAGATGTATTCAACATTGCTATAGAAAAAGGTGAAGTTACACCTGAAGTAGTAGATTTCTTATATGAGCTAGGTGCTGATGAGTTCTCATCATCAACTAGTATGATTGAACATACAGGATACAAGTTCTCTGAGGAAGCATTAACCAAAATAAATAATAAATTAAATGATAACGGATTTCCAAGCAGAGGAGAGGTTCTACAACAAGAAGTTTCAGTTCAGTTACAGCAGCCTGAACAAGTTGATGTTTGTCCCGAATACCTTTTATAAACATTATATTCTTGGTCAACGTGAAGATAGACTTGACTCTCATTTAGTTGAGGGTCGGGCTCTTCATTGTTTACTACTTGAGGGAGAGAAGTTTAATGAACAATTTGTTGTATCATTAGCATCTCTACCCGGAGACAACGCACGTAAAGTTATTGACAAAGTGTATGCACTATCTTGCCAAGGAGGTTGTGAATCATTATCTTTGTCAGAACATGAGGAAACTATAATTGATGTTCTAAGGGAGATTAATCTACATCAGAGTCTTAAAACAGACCAGCAACGTGTAGAGAAAATTCTCACTGCAGAGAACATTAACTATTATGAGTTTCTTAAATCAAAAGGTTCCAAGACTGTTATAGACCAGGAAACTTATGATAAACTCAAGGGGTATGTTGAATTAATACTTAACAATGAATCAGTTACTAGCTTACTTCAGTTAGGTTCTCCTAACAGTTGGAGTGAGGTGCCACTAGATACTGAGACTAAGTATTCATTCGGTTTAAAAGGTATCATAGATAATTATGTTTATGATCCTGAAACTAAAGTTGTTACTGTTAATGACTTTAAAACTACCGGGAAAACTATTTCTGAGTTTAAAGAAACTGTAGACTACTACCATTATTGGATGCAAGCAGCCATCTATTACAAGTTAATAGAAGGAAACTTTAAAGGTCTTTCAGAGATCAGGTTTAATTTCATAGTTATTGATAAGTACCAACAGGTATTCGCGTTTCCTGTTTGTGCTGCTACGTTGCATAGCTGGATCTGGGAACTGGAAGAATGTTTAAAGAAAGCAGACTACCATTATAATAGTAGAAATTATAGTCTTCCTTATGACTATATTGTAAATAAGGTAACATTATAAACTATGATTAAACAAGTCTTATCAGCCTATACTCAAAAATCAAGGTTGTTCCTATTTCCCTTATTAGGGTTTCCTAGAAATTCAACAACCAATCCTGTGCAAACATATGTTACATGGGAAGGTGTTTATAATATCAATGATATGAATTTGATATGTGAATACCCTAATAGAATGGATAAAGACTTTAAGGATTTTGAAAAGAAAATGTTAAACCATGTTTATTTTATTGACTATAAAGAAACTGAAAATGACAGCAGTATATACATATTCGATATGAGTACGTATAAAGATGCATGGAATAAGTTTCTGTTAGGTAAGTACTCAAACTTTGATGTTGAGCACAAGAAGAAAATAAGATATTACTTTTCAAACAACAGCTCATCTTCTGAATACATAGATAGTTATTTTTCTCCTGAAAGATATTATGCCACGTATGCAAAAATATTAGGAGTAGATATATCATTATTAGAAAGTGTAGGAGAGTTGTGTAGCATTCCTGATTTAGTCCAGGAAAATCTAATAATAAAAATCAAGGATGTGGAATTCTCTAACTTTAGTTAGTATATTTGGCATCCTAAAAACCAATTTATGAATAATATGTTATTAATCACATCGTCATGGAAGGACGGTAAAACTTTCAAAATGATTCCTACAACAAAGGATTGTCCTTTTGTTGAATGTATTTATGATCAGCAGGTACAGGTATTAGCAGTTATCGGGTCTTCAAAGAAAGACACGTTTCATATGCTAACTAAACTTGATGCTAATGGAGATCCTGAGACTAGGAAAACTCCTGGACGTACTGGTAATCCCTTTAAAGAAGAACGTCGTTCAGTAGAAACTTTTCAAGAATATTATGTTGAAGACTTAAATGAGATTCGTGAGTTTATTAAGATGTTTGCTACTAATGCAGATAAATTTGATTATGAATCTTATCTTGTTGCCTTGCCTACAGAACCAAATACTGCAGAGTAATGGCTAACTGGGTAATGGACTATGAGACCCTCATTAACTGTTTCGTTGCCGTATTCACTAATCATAAAGAAGATGAAACTAAAGTATTTGTAGTACATAAACTTCGGGATGACTTTAAAGAGTTCCATGAGTTTCTACATGATAACAAGTTTGATCAGTCATGGCATATATCCTTTAATGGTATAGCATTTGACTCGCAGATTACTGAATATTTATTACGAGAAGGTGATGAGTTGCTAGGCCAGGATCCAGAATTTATTGCTCATAGTATTTATCTTAAAGCACAAGAAACTATAGAGAGGTCTAATGCTGAGGAATTTCCGGTTTATTCTGAGAGAGACCTTAGTATTAGACAACTTGATTTGTTTAAACTAAACCATTGGGATAATCCTGCAAAGAGATCTAGTCTTAAATGGATTCAGTTTTCTATGGACTGGCATAACGTAAGAGATATGCCTATCCACCATAGTACGTATATCAAAACACAAGATGAGATTAATACTATTATTAGTTATTGTATTAATGACGTGGCTAGTACTAAGCAAGTAATGATGCTTAGTAAAGAGCAGATCATGTTAAGGAAAGCATTGACTAATGAATATAATATTAATCTCTATAGTGCTTCAGAACCCCGGATATCTAAGGAGTTGTTTCTACACTTCTTGAGTGCCAAGACCGGGATAAAGAAGTATGATCTTAAACAGATGCGTACTAGAAGAACTGAGATTCGTGTTGCAGATATCATTCTACCCTATGTAAACTTTAAACGTAAAGAGTTTAATAACCTACATGATAAGTTTAAATCTCTAGTTATTGATCCTCAGAACTTAAAAGGAGCATTTAAGTATTCTATTAATCACAAAGGTGTAAAGACAGACTTTGGTTTTGGTGGTGTGCATGGTGCTACTAAGGCTGGTATATATGAAGCAAAAGATGGTATGATCATCATGACTTCAGACGTTACTAGTTTCTATCCTAATCTAGCTATTAGAAATGGATGGGCTCCTGCACATATTCCAAGAAAAGAATTCTGTGAACAGTATGAGTGGTTCTTTGAAGAAAGAAAGAAGATACCAAAGAAGGATCCTAGGAACTATGTCTATAAGATTATTCTTAATAGTACTTATGGTCTCAGCAATGAGGAGAATAGTTTCTTGTATGATCCGGAGTTTACCATGCGTATTACTATGAATGGTCAACTTAGTCTGATGATGTTATATGAAATGTTATCAGAGTCTATTCCCGGAAGTATACCTCTCATGCAAAATACAGATGGTCTAGAGATGATGATTCCCGCAAACTATAAAGATGTATATCTTGAAGTATGTAGTAAGTGGGAAGAGATGACTCAACTACAGTTAGAACATGACCAGTATCAGAAGATGATCATTGGTGATGTAAATAACTATATTGCTGTATTTAAAGAGAAAGAGATACCAAAGGATGACTGGGACACAATGAAGAAGAAAACTCCTCATTATGTCTATACGCAAAGAGATGGTAAGTATTTCTTTAATGCTACTAAATGTAAGGGTCGGTATGAGTTTTCTGATCTGGCATTACATAAAAATAAATCTGCCTTGATAGTTCCAAAGACTATCTATAATTATTTTGTACATAATCAGGTACCTGAAGTATATATGCAACAGAACCGTAACATCTTTGATTATCTAAAAGGTGTCAAGAAGAAAGGTGACTGGCATTTCATCATGACCTGTTTTACTAAAGGTAAACGCATTGATACAGAGTTACAGACTATTGTTAGATATTATGTATCTAATAAAGGATGTAAGATTATCAAAGTAAATAAATCTGACGGTAGAGAAATACAAGTTGAATCAGGAAGATGGTTACAAACAGAGTTTAATCTTTATGAGATTAAACCTTGGAAAGACTATGACATCAATGATGAGTATTATCTAGCACAGGTTTATCGTGAAATAGACCTGATAAATAAAAAGAAAGAAACGTCACAACTAACTTTATTTTAAAATGCCATTCAAATTAGCAATGGGTGGGAGCACGGAGAGTTATCTTCGTGACTCCTGCCACATTCCCCAACATGGAGGAAGATATAAAGTAATTACGAATGCGTCAGTACTTGACACAGTTCGTGCAGAACTAGCAGCTGCTGGTTTAATTGTAGATAGAGAGTTATTCTCTTCAAATGGAAAGGTTACAGTCGGTAACCACTATATGTCATATGGTACAGATCCAAACATTGGTATAGTATTTACCTGGGTTAACTCATATGATAAGAGTACTAAGTTTCACTGTAGTGTAGGTTTGCACTTTAAAGATACTGATGGAGTAATGATTACTTCAGACATGGCTTTCTTTATGCGTAAACATACAGGTACTGCAGATGTAGAGATGGTAGATAATGTAAAGAAGCAGATTGGTCATACAGATAGTTTCTATAATGAGTTACTTAGACGTAAAACATCTATGGAAGCTGTACTTGTAAATAAGAATCAGTGCGGGGAGATCATGGGTAAGACCTTTATCAATGATTATCTTAAAGCAGATCAGTTGACTGCAAGTAAACATTACTATGATAAGTTATTTGTAAACTCTGATGAGATATCTTTATGGACGGTATATACAGGATTAGCATATTCTATTCAACATAGTCATCCTAAGTTCTATACTAGATCACACATCGGATGTTTTGATACAGTATATGATGAATTAAAACATACTCTTCTTAGTACTTCAGTAACTCTACAACCTATAAACTCTGTAGATATCATAGAGACAGATCCTAATCAGATAAGTATCTTTGATGTTATTTCAGAAGAAGAAGAGATGTATGTAAACATGACTAATGATTTATTAATTCCAGACTTTGATAATGTAGAAAATACAGGTTCAGATTTTGACATTGATAAAGAACCTGTAAATGAACCTGTAATCTTTGACTTTGAAGAAGAGGAAGTACCTTTTGATACTACACCAGTACCAGATGCTTTCTATGAAGATCAAGAAAAAGAAGAAAGTTCTTTGTCTAATGAGGAAGAATTCTTTAACTTTGGTACGTCAGACGACGTGTTAGATTTACCAGAACTATAAAATATGACCCGGGGGTGTGCAGACCCTTGCATGCCCCTCTGGGTCTAAACTTAATGTTATGAATAGAAAAGAATTTAATCAACTAGTAGATAAACGTAAAGAACTTATTGAATCAGTATTACAGAAGAAAGGTGCCGAGTATTCAGGTGACACAAATGTTTTTCACAACTTTGAAGAAGGTACTAAAATATCTTTTCATAGTAAACGTGAAATGGTAGCATGGGAATACATGACTAAGCATCTTCAGTCTATTCGTGATATGATCAGTGATGATAAAGCATACTCCGAACATATTATCCGTGAGAAGTTCGGTGATGCTATTAATTATCTTATTCTTATGGAGGCTATGATGATAGAGTCTAATGGTCTACACAGTAGGTTCTGTGATGCTATAAAAGAAACTGCTCAGAAAGCTGAAAAGAAGATACAAGAGTTACGTACTCCCGGTTATGAAAGAGGAATGGATCAACTAGGTATGCCTAGAATATCTTCTCCTGTAAACCCTCTTTCTAAAAAAAATGACCCATTAGATAAAATGAAACTTCAACAACTACCACCTAGTTATGATGAGTGGTATTATTCTAGTTATTAATTATGAAAAATATTATAGATGCCGTGAAGGAATTTCACGACGTATTTGGACAACATTACGCAACTGAACCAAGTTTAATTAGAGAAAAAGAATTCCAACTAAGACATGACCTACAAGCTGAAGAACTATTTGAATACCTTATGGCATGTCGTGATAATGATTTGGTGGGTATTGCTGATGCTCTCGGTGATCAGTTATATATACTGGTGGGCACCATTCTTAAACATGGTATGCAAGACAAGATCGTGGAAGTATTCGAAGAGATACAGAGATCTAACATGAGTAAGTTAGGAGAAGACGGACTACCTATCCTGAGAGAGGATGGTAAGATTCTTAAAGGTCCTAACTATTCTAAACCTGATATTAAGTCTATCCTAGAACAAAAAAAGTAAACCGTTAAGTTTACTTTTAATATGATATAGTAAGACTATATGTTTACCCTTGTCCGCGGTAACGTTTCAAATAGTTCTTACTTGTTTTTAGTTTACTTGATTTACTTTTAGCTACTACCCCGGGGCGTTTTCTTTTAACGCCTCTGGGTGCGTAGTTATTTTTTGCGGTATTTACTTTAGCCATCTTAGTTTATTTTCTTTTTTTTCCTGATGTACTGCCACCTGTTTTTCTCATAGGCTGTTGCGGCTGTTGTTGAGATTTTAGTTTCTTTGCCATTGATGCCAAGTTCATTAGTTGACTTGACGTACCAATAGGGTTAGCTGCAAACTGTGTACCTAGTGTTTTACCTGCACCGGCTAATATACCTTTTAAACCCATACCTGTTGCACCAGCACCTGATAATCCTGCACCAGCGGCACCGGATGCGCCAGCTCCAGTAGCTAATGAACCAAGACCAGCTGTTCCTAGTATACCTGCTAGACCTAAACCTGCAGCACCTGTTGCAGCACCTGCTGCTGGTACAGCTGCTACTGCAAGACCTGCTACTGCTTTTGGCAAACGTGCCTGTTTCATTATGTTGTCCAGATTATTATTATCTGGTTTCATTGATTTTTTCTTCATATACTAATATAGTTAAGATCCGCAATATAAACAACTGTCATCTTCATTATCAGGGGAATCACCGTGTTCTTCCATGATACGACGTACTTCAGCATCTACTTCTGAGTTAGTCCATTCTGGATGCATTACACGTATCTGTGCTCTTAAAAAATAAAAATTACTGTCCATCAGTTTGTTAATATTAATAGTGCGCCAAATACTAATGTACTACCAGATAATCCAATGATCCAATTAATACTCTTAGAATGTGTAATTTTTAACATGTTATGATCTTCATTAAGCTTATTATGTGCTTCTAAGAGATCATTATAATTTTTAACATAGGTTTTTGCATCACCTATACATTTGTTATATTCTAGTGTTAATAAATTAATCTCAAAGTTTTTGTCCTTAATAGATTTATTCAATTCAAGGATTATACTGTCCTTTAGAAGTATACTACTAGAACAGTATTTATAATCTATCATTGCATCAAGAAGACTCTTCTCCTGTTCAGGAGTTAAGAATATTCCAGGTTTACCATTAATGATTAATCTTTGGGGAGTAAATTGACCAAAGACTGTCAAGCTGCTCATCAGTAGCATACTTAACAATAGCACGGTCGTCATCACGTTTCTTTTTGTTTGCATCATCTTTATTATTAAGTTTTTTAATATGTAATGCTCTTAGACTATCTACATGAGCAAGACTGTCATGAGTAATCTTCATCTTTAAAGAATCAATAGTTAGACTATCCGCACTAAGTTTACTTCTGTAGGTGACAGCATCCTTATGATCTTTACCGCAGCAGACTATCTGATACATAAAGATAGTTCCCACAATAACCATTAGTACTACTATTGCTATCTCTTTAATTTGATGTTGTGTCTCCTCCGTCATTGTTATTTGGTTTTGGATTTTTCTTATCAAATATCTTTTCTATAACAGTAAGTCCTAATCCACCACCGGATATTAAACACAATGCGTCAAACATAAACTCAGGGGTTATATGATCGTCATTTCTGAAAGTAGCAACATAAGTAAGAATAATTACATTGAATAATGTAAATACTGCAGAGAATCTTTTACTAGATAACTCTGACTTACTGCTGAACATATCGTAAAAAAACTTTTTCATTTTTCTTTATCTGCGTTTTGTGTACCAAAATAATATGAGAATATCATTAGGGTTAATGTTTTTATTAAATCAAATAGTTGTTGATTTTGGGTTTCGGATAATAATGGCATCCCAAACGCTATAACCTTATCTACTATAAATACTCCTACTAAAGATGCAAATATTAGCAAGATAAATCTCACCAATATATCTTTTGTATCATTAAAGAAAAGCTTGTTTATGTAAAATACAAATATTGAAATGAATGCCATTGAGAATATCACTCCAAAAACCATTGTGTTTCCATGACTAAACATCTTAGAACTCTTTCAAAAGGGTATATGTAAACTTCTTGAATCCTGACTTTTTACACTTACCTAGTAACTCTGCAAATTGTTTTGGATCATTAAGAACTTGACATCCTGCTGACCATTTATCAATAAGTTTAGATACTGTACTAGGATTAGCACGGTGAATATTAATACCAAATAAACCGGTATCAGTTACTGCGGATTCTTCTGCTACGTCGTTTTTGTTACCATCTCTGTATACAGTAACTGCTTTACATTGAGTCAATGCTTCATACTTTCCTTGATGTAAACCTACTTGCCAGCAATCATCCCATTGTCCGGGCTTAAGTAATGCTGCTCCTTTTGGGTTCAACAAGTTCTGTAACCAATGAGTTCCTGGATTAGTAGTACAGGTATACCATGTAATGTTATCTTTCTCAACTACACCAATAATATCATCAAACTGATTCTTAGCATTAGCATTAGATCTAATACCTATAAGATGAAATACCGGCCATGAATAACCTAGTTTTTCAAACTCTGCTTTAAGTTCTTTTACTGTATACTGTTTCATATTAATTAAATATCCAAAAGTGTATATCTCCTGTAACTCTCTGACCTGCTTGAGGAAGTATCATAAAGTTTAAATCATTTGTATTTGAAATATCTCTTACCATTCCTAAGTCAGATTTTATTTGAGTTAGTTCGGTGGTATTTGTAGGTACAATATGATAAAAAACTATGCTATTTTCATTAACATATGAGTTTTGTAACTTTATAGTTGTTCCAAAAGCCATATTAACATTTTGAATAATACCTGCTTTTTTATTTAAAGGAACAGTAATAGCAGCATCTGTAGATGATTGAACATCATATGTACCAATGGTAGGTGCAAGTATCTCAGCAAGAGCATTCACGTGCCCGTATCTAGCAAGCAACGCATCTGTCTTTTCTTTTATATAGTCAGACAGTTTGTATATATTTACAAAAGCCATATTATAGTACTATAAAATTAATCTTTAATGCTCCTGTTGTTACTCCTGCTGTAGACCAAGCAATATCAAAACTGCCATCAACAACATTTACAGGTGCTGCAAGTACTGAGTCTAATCTATCTGCAAGATTTGAATATTCTATACTAGCAATAACAACACTGTCTGTTTTTACTCTATCATTATCTACTCTAAAAGAGTCAGAACCTATTGCTAATGCACCAAACATAGTTATCTGTCCTACTGGAGCATTAATTTCTACAGGAGTAGTATTACTAGTCAACTGAGTTATATACTCAACAGGAGTAACTTTTTCTGCAAGTTTGTTAACGTGTCCTACTCTTGCTACAGTTGCGTCAGAAGATTTCTTAAAATACTTCTTATAATTAAAGATGTCAATGAAAGCCATATATTTATTTTTTAAAGTTTACGGATTATATAATGGTAATATTAAATGAAAGGTAAATTGAACCTCATTATTATTTAATAATGATTGTGGAACTCGTTTTATAGTACCTAAATTATCATAGTTAGATAAAACTAGTTCAATAGTTCCAGTAGTATATCCAGTAAAGGGTAATAATTCATAAGCAGGTGCATTAGTAGAGTAAATATTTGCTGGATTGATTACAGAAACAAACATACCATATCTATAATAGTCTTCTACCATATTACTCATAATTAGATTAATATGAAATTCTCCACTGTTTGGTTCTGTTACTGTAGCTGTCCATGTTGCAGGCTCTTCAACATCTGCTAATGCTGTATTAACATTGATACTTAGTGTAGGATCTGTTGTTCCATTATTTAGTGCTAATTGTATTGTACCAATAACTTCATGATAAGGTACTCCAATACCTAAACTAAATCCTGTAGTTTGATCTCCTATTTTTATCTTATAGTCTGTATCAATTGTGCTAAATCTATCTGCATCTATGGTAACTTGGCCTTGATAAGGACCTAAACCATCTGCTATGATTTCACTAACTCCTCCACCAGCACCTCCGGCTAATGCATCATATACAGCATTGACATGCCCTATACGTGCTACCTCAGCATCAGTACCCCTTCTAATATACTTTCTTAAATTTAACCAGTTTATAAAACCCATATCGTATTGTGTTACATATATAATATACAAAAAAATCTTTATCCTCCACCCTGCATATTCTGAATACTTATAAAATTTTTGGTTGCTAAAACCGGTGAAGTCTGTGTACCAGTTATACCAAAGAACTTAAATGCAGTATTAAATAACTTAGGACTTCCTTCTTTTTGGAAACTATAAGGACCTACATCTCTTACGTAGTAGGCTTTATCATCTCCTTGTACTAAGTCAACTGTCTGACCTAGTAACTTGACTAAGTTTCCAGCAGTCTGAGTTACAGCTAAACTCTTGAAAGTCAGCATCTCAAGATAGTTATTAAGACCTACTCCGGGTAAAGGAATCCAGTTCATTTGCTCTTGTCTAGTCTTCAAGGTTAATGCTAATAAGCTATTAGAGAGATAACCTCCTAGTCTAAACGGATGTTCCGGATCATCTACTGTTTCAAAGATTCCCATGTTTAACGGCAATGCCCCTGACTTCTTTCTAAGTTTTTCATACTTATCTTCATCATCAGCATCAAACCCAAAGATCATAGCAATAATCAAACTCATACCTACTATTATACCTGCTTCCATAATGATCTTAGCAAATGCTTGTTTCTCTTCAGGTAGTAATGATGAGAAAGATTTACCTCCTGTGGCTATACCTTCTTTTAATGCTCTTATTGCTTCAATGTAGTATCCTAGATATGTATCATTAAGACCTGCATCATAACGTGCTTGAGGGTTAAGAATACTTCCGCGGAACTGAAAACGACTCATAAGCATGCGTAAGAAGAAACGTTTCAAGAACATGATCTGTCTGTAGAAGAAGAATCTATCTGCTTGAGAGTAATCAAACTTACCAAATGCACCATTCACGTTATTAGATACGGCCTGTATTTTATTACGGTACATCTTAAACTTAGAACCTCCTACTCCCCATTCAGGATCTATTCCTTCTCTTAATGTTATCTGACCATCTTTAAGTTCCCATGCATCTATGTATGGTATCATTTTCTTTTCTCCGTCAATAGTAATCTCTACTAACTGAGCATTCATCATAGCACCGAATAAACTATAGTTGGCATTAAGTTCTGTCCATTTACGGGTATTAGTAAGTAAGTTGGCAGGTTCTAATAAGTCTTTAGCAAATGTTCTAGTAAGATTTTCTCCAAACTTTTCTTCAAACCTACCTGATGTAGGATCAAAGATTTCAGTAAGTTGTATGTTTAAAGACTTGGGTCCGTACTTATATATCTGAAAAGAAGTCTCGGCCATAGTTTTGTTTGCCCAAATAGTACCTTTAGCATAATCTCTATTATTATAAAACCTTCCAGCAGCACCTTCAATCATAGACTGGATACGTGCTGACATAGAGTTACGTACTGCTGATTCTATATTTACCGCAAAGAAACCTAATGCCGATGTTTTAAGCATAGCAGAAGATATACTGTTTGCTAACTTACTCTCTGAGAAGATACCTGTATTATACTTACCTTCAAATTCTCTTTCTATAAATGCGTTGATGGCCTGGGCTCTAGTAGATAGACCTTGTTTTCTTGTAGGTTTCTCTATGGCTCTATTAAACATAGACTGCTTTTGGAAGTCGTTTAATGTTTTAATCTGGTCTGGGTCATTTACAATACTTTGTAATGTTCTAGCTACAGGACTCATCTCACGTAACTTAGCATTACGTTCTAATGAAAATAGATATCTCATTGTGCCAGTTAAGATATCTAAAGAAGTATCTGTTAATGGTAATCTATATTTACCTTGAATAGGTATCTTATTTACCTGATCATCAAACAAATCTAATTTAGCATACTCTGTACGTTCTTGTGCATTGAATCCACGTTCTTGGTCATCTGCTGTATTTACAAAGAACTCTTTTACTTTCTGTACAAATGTAGATATTGGGTTTTGCTTAACTAAATTTCCTGCTTCGTCAATGAAGTTTTTGTTTTGAACTGCTTCAAGATTAGACATACGGAACCTAGGTATCTCTAAACCTAGACGTTCTTCAGGAGCCTTTTCTTCCTGCATTTCTAGATGCAAGTCTATCAACTTAATAAGTAAGTTATATAGATTAGGGTCGTTGTTCTTAATCTTAAAGAAGTCATTGTTTACATATGTAGTATCCGGTGTCCCGTCATCATTCTTTACATCTAGTTTTGGTAACCAGTTGTAACCATCCCAGTTTGCTTTGGTAATATCTCCCATAGCAATAGCATCTCTGATACTAATTTTTTCTGTTACGTATCCTGCTGCAGGATCACGTTTAACTTGATATGTAAAGTACTTACTTGTTGGAATACCGGGAATAGTTCTCTTACTTCCATCAGGTTCAGTAATTGTAGTTGACTCATACATGTTAGGATCGGCAGGTCTAGTAACATTCCATGCTGAAGTTCTAATGTATACTGAAACCATAGACTTCCACTTCTTACTATACTGCATAGTTAATATGTGGTTATCATCAAACCATTCTTTAAACTCAGGAGAGTTTGCGCGCATCATGTCTACAAACTGTGGATTATCAAGAATGATATTATCAATGTTTGTTGCATCAAATTCTCTGATGTTCAATGCTTGAAATGCTTGTTGGATGTCATCACCAAAATAATTATAGAAACTATTCATTACATTTAAGTAATCAGAAGTAGGTTCTGTATTTTGTAATTCATCTAGTTCTGCATACTTAGCAAGTATCTCTTCGTTGATTTTTGTTTCTTCAACAAGTAATGCTTTGTCTAAAGGATCTAAACTTTTATTACTTCTATTTAGACGTAATGTTTCTAAATATGTTAACCTGTCTTGTTCTTCCGGAGTAAGTTTTGCAGTAGGGTCTCCTCTTCTATACTTTACTCTTTGAGTTACTAATTCATAGTATTCAGTTTGTTCTAATGATGTAAGACCGGTTCTAGTAATTGAGTTCTTCTTTGCTTCTATGATTTTTTCATCAAGTTCTTTAATCTGCTTAAGAACATCTTCTGGCATTTCTAATGCAGCAGTCTGAAAGTCTTTATCTTTATATCTTCCTAGTAATACATTACGTTTATCATATAAGTCTAGTAATTCTTGATTAGTAATGTCTACTGCTAGTTTTGAAAGGATTGCTTTTTGTTGTTCTTTTAATGTAAGAATCTCAGCCATTATAGCTGCACGTCTTTCAAAGTACTCAGACTTAATACGTACACGGGTGTTATTCTTTAACCATTCATCAACTTTAGATTTGTAAAGTTCTGAACCGGGTTTAATATTATTATCAATTAATGACTGTACAAACTTCTTATACGCACTTTGAAATACCCCGTTAAGAGGAATCTCATCATACATATCTTTTGCTTTACTATTATACTCTTGTATACGTAATGCAATGTCTTTTTCTAAACCCGTTTTCTTATTTCCTGAAGAATCAATTAGAGAAGATAATTCTCTTTTTTGTCTTTTATATTCTTTAAGTTCTTCCAGTAAGTCTTCGTTATCTTCATCCTTACTAATGATACGTTCTATGTCTCTAATCTTACTATTAATATCATTTAATCTTGACCCTGCTTCACGACCTATGTCGTCTTTCTCAAGTAGTTGTTGACGTTCATAGTACTTAGATGTGTATTCTGTATGGAAGTATTTTCTTTCCCATGCTATCTTTTCTTGGGTAAGTCTTCTTACTTCAGAATAGTCCCCTGATATAGCTGCAGCATCTTTTGCTTTTTCTATCTCATAGTTCTTTTGATCAATATCACGTTTGTAGTTCATCCAAGGATTAGCATAAGTATATACCTGCTGTTCTTGGAACTTACCGTTATCTCTTCCTCCTACATTATCTACAAACGTAGTACGTCTACCTAGTTCTCCAATGTTGATTGGATTAAATCCTGCCGCATCAAGAAAAGGTTTTAGTGCATTAGCATACTCATTAGCACGTTTCTGTGCTTTGGTCTGCATATCAATAAAGTTATTTTTTACATACAGGGAGAACCCGAAAATTACTGGGTCTTGGTTATTCATGTATCCTTCTAAGAAAGAATTAAGAGCATGCGCATCTCCTAGTTCTCCTTTAAGTAAAGATTCTATCTTCTCAGGAGATAGTTTTAGTTCTTCCCACTCCTTGGTTCTAGCATTTATTTTTTCTTGAGGGGCTCCGTTCTTTTTTAAATATTCAATG